ACAGGGTGACTGAAACTGTTAGCAATACCACTGCTACTACAACTTACAATACTGTAATGAATCAGAATACTACTAGAAATACACAAACGACTTATGCGACAGACCATACAACTAGTTATACTACAACTTGGTCCACCTCTCACAATACGACTACTACTTACGATACTAGCAGTACTACTACTACTAGTTATCTGACTGGTACATCTCACGATACGAGCACTACTTATGATACAACAGCACAGACATTAGTGAGTACTACTTGGGCGACTTGGAAGACTTGGCAAACTACTGTTGAAACGAGTAAACAGACTCTTAAGGGTACTTCTGTGCAGACTGCAACAATAACAGGCTATAATACTACTAAATCTACTACAACAACTTATAATACTACCACTAGTCACGATACAACAACAACTTATAATACTACTACTAGTCACGATACAACTACGACTTATGCTACTGAAACTAGTAAAAGCACTACGACTACTTGGGATACTAGTAAAATTACAACTACTATTTGGGGTACTCAGACTACGAGGGATACAACAACAACTTTTAATACTCAGACTACGAGAGATACTATAACAACTTATAATACTAGTAAAACTACAACAACAGCTTGGCAAACTGTTTGGCAAACTAGCAGTAGTACTACTACTACCTATCTTACTGCCACAACAACTCTAGGGATAACTTCTCAACAAACGACTAAAAGTACATTAACTTCTTGGGATACTAGCAGCAGTACGACTACTACTTGGCAGACTACTAAAGATACGACTACTACTTGGCAAACGTCGAGCAGTACTACAACTTCATATAATACTTTAACAGCTACATTAAGACTTACTAGTAGCACTATCCAAACATTGAAGGATACTACTAAACAAACTGCTGTGCAGACTGATACCTCATCAAGCACATCAAGACAAACTGAAGCAAGTGTTCAGGTATCAACAACAACATCTTGGAATACAACGAACCAAACTAGTTGGTTCACATCACATTAAGGAGATAATAGTGGGTAAACAAAAAAGAAAGAAGGAAGATTTTGAAGCTAATAAAATCAGAATGTTCAATCGAAAAGCAAATGCTAAAAGGATAGGTTCTTTAAGAAAGTCTAAAACATTAAACCATCTAATACCAGTTGAGGAAAAGATGGGAGAGCTAATGAAAAAGTACATTAAGTCTGATGGAATTGAGTTCTGTTATGATGTTAGTGCTAAGGAGATACCTTATTTCAGAACATTAGCCTATACAGAGTGGTCTCATTCTTTAATCATACACCCTCTGTGTAACGAACTAAAGGTAGAACAGGTTAGAATAGCTAAGGAAGGTCAGACTATATATGATGATTGGGCTAGCTATTTCCAACAAAAGGTTTTAAATGATAAATCAAATAAGTATCGGGATAGGGGCTCTGGAGCTGATATACAAAAAAGAGGTGTATTAGTTGTATTGCCCGGTAGTAATAGACTGAAGGAGCGTACTTGTTTAAATAAGTTAACGTGGATAAAGCAAGAATACGGTGATGCGGTATGGTATAAGCCACATCCTATAACAACACATACTTTTATTGGTGAGATGAAAGATATGTTTGGGGAAGATTCTGTGCTACCAAGAGACATCAATGTATATGATTTCTTAGTGAAAGCGGATAAGGTTTATACAACCTATATGAGTGAAACTGCATTGTATGCAGCAGCTCTAGGTAAGTATATAGAGCCTATTGACGTATATCAGTACGCTGATTCTGGTTCTTTCTATCAATACAATAAGGTTTTGTTTGAAAATTGTATCAATGAAAAGAGTCAAGAACGTTGGATAAACCATACATTCTCTAATTATCGTTCTGGTATATTTAATCCAGAAGTTGATAGGGATTGGGAACATAAGATAGAGAAATACTTTGAATATATTATGGGTGTACGCTCTAAATACAAAACTTGGTTCATTGATGGTAAAGAAAAATATAGGGCAAAACAAAATATATAATAATTGAAGTTTAACTTCGTATAGGTTAACTTATGGTGGGTCATTACGTAACGATGGAAAGCGAGAAAGATGGAAATATATGCAGAATATGGAGCGATAGGAGTAATAGTCTCTTTGTTCGTAATGATGATTATGAACTTAATAAAGAGTCAAAGACTTCAGAATGAAGATTTAGATGATATTAGAGTACACATATCAAAAATGGAAAGCAAGATAGAGAATGTCGAAGGCATTGTCATTAAGCTTATTGAAAGATGGAATAAATCAGATGAGGTCTCTCTAAGACATAGAGAAGATATTGTAAAAGAAATGAACGAAATAACAGATGGATTATCATTCTTGAAAGGAAGACTAAACGGACGTGGATAGTTTAAAAGTTACAACTTTAAGTTTTGCAAGTATAGGGGGCTTAATGTGGGATGTTATCCCTTGGGCTCTTATGGTCGCTATAGGTGTATTACAGTGTATATACCTTAGTTATAAAATCAAAAAGATAAAGGAATAGTATGGATATAAAATCAATGCTACTTGATATGGCGTCAGCTCAAGCTGAAAAGATTGAGGGTGATATGATATCAAAGCTTAACTCTAAAGAAATGGAGGAAATGATTGCATCTAAAATTAATGAGAAAATCGATATCCCATTTGTTAGCGAAGATAAAGAGCAAATATTTTTTGAGAAGTGTGTTGACGTTGTTACTGATCTCCTCGAAGGATTCATCAAGGGTAAAATCTAGTTTGAAGTTTGACGATGCTATAGGTGTCGTACTTAAACACGAAGGTGGATATGTTAACGATAAGAGTGACCCCGGAGGCGAAACTCGTTACGGAATCTCTAAACGTGCATATCCAAACCTTGATATAAAAAACCTTACTATAAGTCAGGCAACTGAAATTTATAAGAAGGATTATTGGTTAAAAGGTAAATGTGATAAAGTTCCTCCTAAACTACGGCTTATTTATTTTGATATGGTCGTGAATATGGGGAAGAAAAGAGCTGTGAAAATATTGCAAACAGCTATAAATAATAAGGGTATCGCTACCACTATAGATGGTGGTATTGGTAACCAAACATTAACTAATTTAAGAAAGGCTAAGTTGGAACCAGATAGACTTCGTGCGTATAGAGTGAAGTACTATGGGGACCTTGTAAATCGTAAACCAAGTTTAGAGAGATATTATTACGGATGGTACCGGAGAGCTATAGCTACATAGACGACGGAAAAGACATCTTTCGCAAACTAGAGTTTAAATCTAGTAAAAGATGGAGAAGTAAACCGCCTGATAATTGTCCTCATTGTAGTAATGAGGATATACAAGGAGTAGAGATACTTGGTGCATACGATGGGCCTTTGTTTTGGGAATGCCCTGATTGTAGTGAAAGATTTTTGAGATTTACAGAGAGAACAACTATAGCTCATCTTGATAAAACTAAGGACTTATATATAGACCTTGAAGGATTAGACCGGATATGGGAGCAAGAACCAAATTAGATAGGGGAGTAGTTAAACGTGGAATTATTACACCAGACAAACACTTTCCGTATCACGATGAGGCGGCTATTAAGGTTGTTACGAAAGCGATTAAAATCACTAAACCAGATTTTTACGTTGACCTCGGAGATACTGGTGAGTTTGAATCCGTTTCAAACCATCAGTGGAAACATAAGAAGAGGCCACCTCTCGAGTATCAATTACCTAGGGTTTACGAAGACCTTAAAACCATTAATGAGGGAATGGATATTATTGATGAAGCCCTTGATAAAGTTAAGGTAAAGGAAAGATATTTTTGTGAAGGTAACCACGATGATTGGCTTAATAAATTTTCAGCGGAGAATCCGTATCTACAAGGGTTAAATGTAGAAGATGGATTGCTATTAAAGAATAGAGGATATGAATATTACCCTAATGGAAAATATCTTAAAATTGGACACTTGTATTTTTATCACGGTAACCACTTTGGTGGGCTTGCTCACGCAAGGAATCATTTACTAAGGTTAGGATGCAATATAATGTATGGACATCATCACGACTTACAGATGGCAAGCGTAACACATATAGACGGACCAAAGTCAGCTTGGAGCATAGGATGCTTAAAGGATATGTCAGATGAAGCTAATAAGTGGTTGGGTAATAGGAAGACTAATTGGGCTCACGCTTTCGCAGTTGTGGATTACTATACAGATGAACGTTTCACTGTTCACGTTATTAATATCGTGGATGGTGTCACATCACTATGGGGAGAGGTTTTAGACGGAAATGCCTAAACAATATTATCAAATAAGTAAGTTTGTATATGGAATAATGGGTAAACCTCAAGATGAGAGGGATATACCTGATGACGCTGCAAGTAATAGTTTAAACATAGAATCTTTAACTCAAGGGGAACTAATGGGTATCCCAGACGATAAATTCTTAAAGAAGAGTGGGTTTGATAGTGATGTAAGTTCTATTTACTATGCTCAAGGTGGCTCTTCAACAGGAACATATGGTGGAGTTGCATCGGGTTCTAAAAATATAAACCCAGAAGACTAATGGCAATAACTGAATCAACCAAGTATAATGAAAAGTATTTAAACGTTACTGGCGTTTTTACTGGTACTACTGAAACCAATTTTATGGTAAAGATAAATAACTCTACACAATACCAATGGAGAAAGAAATATTGGACTAGTACATCTTGGGGTTCTTGGTCTACTGCTACTGGAATTACATTAAATGGCGAAATTACTTTAGCAGATGGAATTAAGATAATGTTTACTAGGGGTTCTACAGGCGACTATAATAATGGCGATAGATGGGAGTGGACTGCTTATGTTGACTTAGTAGTAGCTGATGATGACGATGCTTATGACGCTATGACTATCCTTGAAAGACAGGATGATTCTGACTTAGTACTTATGTCTAAGAAGACTGGTAAAGTAACTTTAGTAAAGAATTATGATACATCCGCACCTACGGTAGAAGAAGAGATATCTAATATAGGGCCAACTGATTCTATAGATTATGAAAAGAATAATAAGGAAGTATATATAGCTACTGGTAAGTTAAATGGGCCTAGGTGGCTTGGTTATGTTAATTACTCTACTTTTGATGGGCCAACTTCACAACCAGAAGTATACAGTGCTCCAGCATTAGATTATATTGCTGGAAATGAACCGCCTAATGAAGATGTATTTGATATAGGATGTATTCTTCAAGGTGGTGCAACAACAGGTTCTGGATTAGGAGAAACAGAGACTGCTTATACTGACCACGCTAAATTAATAGTAGGTATAAATGTAGAGGGAGATAGGGCTGAAAACTTTTTAAATGTTTTTAATAGGATAGATAAAAAGATATTTAAGTTTCCAACTGGAACTGCTCCTATTATGATTAAGCTTTGGTATGGAAAGATGGATAGTGAGGACAGATGTACTGGAGTAGCTGTTATGTGCAAATCTAATACTGCCAACTATGCTGGTAAGATACAATTTTGGGAGATACCATCTACGGGTGCAACTGCCGGTCAAAATGCTAATCTTGTAAAAACTTTAAATTTAAAAGCTCCAGATGGCATAGGCGGTGGAGACATTACTCATTTTTCTGATTTCGTTATATCCCCATCCAAATATGATTTAGACGATTCACCTGCTTGGTCTTTATGGTGTACAACTACAAAAGAACAAAGAAGTGATTATAAAGAAGCAGATGCTCATAATTATCAATGGGTATGGAAGAATACTGATTTTAATGGTAAAGCTGATGGTGCAGATGTAGATGGGTGGATAAATGTAACACCTAAGATGAATTTTTCTGATTCAGATTGGGATTGGGCTGGTGGCGATGAAGGTTCTGGTGAATGGTTCTGGATGGCTGAACATACTGGGGCTACGTATGCTCACGATAAGGTAGCTATACACGCTGATGCGTCTGGTAGAGGTGGCCTAAAGCAATACGTTTATGATAGTCCTAAGTATCATCAATTAGAATTTGGTGGGTACGATAAAGATGGATTAAATCCTAC